ATGTACTTGAAGAGAAGATTGACCGGGAAGGCTTAATCACTAGAAAAGTTACCCGGACAGGGGAAGCAGCAGTGCGAAAACTTGAGCCAATTACTTCATTCAGGGTGCTTTATTCCTATGAGGAAAGAAAGAATGTACCTGCTGCTCAAAGTGGAAGCAGACCTTTGTGTGAGATGCTGTATAAAAGCGGAAACAGCCTTCTATTCACAAGAGAAGAGATTCAAAATATCTCAAATCAGCTAGGATATTCTGTGTTCCAACTTTGCGGAGGATGGTATAGAAATCCAAACACAGGCAGGACTACCCCATACTGCCGCCATGAGTGGGTAAGAAATGTAGTAATCGAAAAGACATCAAGATGAGTGCAAATGTTCTAATGATCAGTGAGCAGTCCTTCAAGGATTTCACTGTAGCCTCCGCAAATATAGACCTGAAGAATGTGACACAGGTCATCAAGATGACTCAGGATAGGTACATTCATCCCATCCTAGGGTCAGCACTCTATGACAAAATCCTGTCTTTGATCGTGGCTAACACCATAGGTCAGGGAGGTAATGCAGTCTATAAAACTTTGCTAGATTCCTACATCACAGATACCCTATTCAATTATGTCCTAGGTGAATTGCCTATGGCATTGCAGTACAAATTCGTGAACAAAGGTGTAGTGAAGCGAAAGTCTGAGAACATAGAAGAACCTACCTTCGCAGAATTGCAGTCTATTTCACAATACTACAAGGGATATGCTGAGTGGTATGCAGAACGAACTATCAATTATCTGTGTGCCAATTCTACCCTATACCCTGAGTACTTGAATCCAGGATCAGATGTGACTACTATTCAGCCTGTAAGCAATCAGTACAAAGTAGCTATAAATCTAGGTAGGGGTGACTATGAAGACCCAAGGCCATACAGCGAAAGATACCAAGGAAACAGATACAAAAAACCATTCTAATCATGGCCTATTCCAAGAACGAAAAGAAGTTAAAGGAATATCTAAGCAAACAAGATGACTCTAAGCGAACTAGTAGCAAAACTAAAGGCAATACAGGAAGCCCATCCAATGATAAGAACCTTCGGAGAGGGTGACATCTATGACTATGTAGATAATGGCGGTGAGATTCAATACCCTGTCCTTTGGACTGTGGTAAGACCTGCTCAGTATTCTACATCTGTAATCCGTTATCGGGTAGTGCTACTATTTGCTGATCTGCTAACTGAAGACAAATCAAACAGGCTACAGATTCAAAGTGATCAGATGCTTGTGGCCTTGGATGTACTAGCAAAATTGAAACTAGATACAGCATATTCCTTCAACCCTTCAACAAATGCAACTATTGAATTTTTCCAAGAGAGATTCGATGACTTTACGGCAGGGGTATCTATTGAAATAGAGATCAGCAGCCCTGTACCTTTGAACCTTTGTGCAATCCCTACAACTTAAGCGAAATGAATGTCTTTCAAAAGGATGAAATAGGACTTCCTTCCACACTTGTGGCCATCATAGCAAACATATTTCAGGCTATTGACTTGATGAATGTGAATGTCTTCTTGACTATCATCATCTCACTGTTATCAATCGTGTGGCTAGTCTTTAAAATCAAAAACGAAAAAGCAATCTTTGACAGCAAAAAGAAAGATGAAGAAGGGAAGTAGTACACAGATCAAGATCACCTTTGGAAAGCGAAGGAATGGGAAGGCAAAGAAGGCCTATTCAAAGGCATTGAATAAGCCTAAGAAATACAGGGGTCAGGGAAGATGAAAAGACCCATCAAATATATTGCAATACACTGCACTGCAAGTCAGCAGACAGCAACAGTACAAGCTATTCAAAGGCATTGGAAGGATACCCTAGGATGGAAATCCCCAGGATATCATCTCCTGATAGAACCAAACGGAACGATCCACAGGCTTCTTGATTTTAACGGAGTAGCAAATGGGGTGAAGGGATTCAATAAGGAAAGCATTCACATCAGCTATATTGGAGGGATAACCAAGGAAGGCAGACCTGTAGACAATAGAACTGCTGTGCAAAAAGAAGCTATTTTGAAGTGCATAAAAGAGGTCATTGAATGGTCAGATAACAAGTGCCTGATCATTCAGGGGCATAGGGACTTCCCGAATGCAAATAAGGCCTGTCCTTGCTTTGATGCCAAGGCAGAATACAGGGAAATAGTATGAAGGCAATCCTAAAATTCAAGCTACCTGAAGACAATCATGAATTCACAAATGCTGTGAATGGTGCAAAGATGAAATCAATCCTGTGGGACTTGAAAGAATACTTCAGGGATGAATTAAAATACAAAGACCTTAATGAGGTTGAATACAAAACCTTAGAAAAAGCATCTGAGTATTTTTGGAATTTAATCAATAGTGAAAATATAGACCTAGACTCATGAAGGTTCAGAATGTAAAGCAGTGGAAGACCACAGCCCTAGGATTGATTTTGATCCTTGCTAGTATTGCATCTGTATTTGTGAAGGGCTTATCATGGTCTGATGCATCCTTTGGGATAGGCATAGGTCTAGTACTGATCTTCAGCCCTGATTCAATCCTGTCTAGGTTTGAAAAATTTGTAAAATAAACCAAATACATAAACATGGAACTTACCAAAATTGCAAGGAATGTGCATAGCCTTTCACTTAGCAAAGAGGAGAACAGGGTGGCACTTCTTTCTGACATCCATTGGGACAATCCCAAGTGTGATCGTGATATGCTCAAAAGACATCTTGACTATTGCCTAGATCAGAACATCCCTATCTTTATCAATGGAGATTTCTTCTGCTTAATGCAGGGAAAAGGAGATCGAAGAGGGAACAAAAGCGACATCAGGCCTGAGCATAACAATGCCAAGTACTTGGATTCTATTGTTGAAACTGCTGTAGAATGGTGGTCACCTTATGCATCAATCTTGACTGTGATCGGCTACGGCAATCATGAGACTGCAATCATCAAATACCAGGAAACAGATTTGCTTCAGAGATTTGTAGACCTGATGAACTACAAAAACAATAGCAACATTTTCACAGGTGGATATGGTGGATGGATTGTTCTGAAACATCAGGTGAGGAATAATACTTCGATGACAAAAAACCTGAAGTACTTTCATGGATCGGGGGGTGGAGGTATAGTGACGAAGGGTGCAATCAACTTGACTAGGGCTTTGGAAACCTATGAGAATATGGACATTTTTGTAATGGGTCATATCCATGAGAATTCAAGTAGAAATGATGTTAGGGATGCCCTGCACTACAATCAAGGGAAGAGGGTGTATGAATTACAGCAGAAGCAGATTCACCTTGCTCTCACAGGATCGTACAAGGAAGAATACGGGGATGGATCACATGGGTGGCATATTGAAAGAGGGGCACCTGTCAAGCCTGTAGGTGGTAGAATCCTGAACTTGAATGGCAGAAGATTCATGAAGGATGGATCAGAGAATTATGAAGTTCTAGTAGACTCACAAAAATTCCCGTTATGATGGACAGAGAACAGACAAGGATAGCTGCAATCTTCTTTTTGATGGGTGTGATAGTAGCTGTAATTCTATTCCCTAAGAAGGAGATAGAGACAGTCTATAAGACTACCACAAAGATAGAAAAGGACACGATCTATGTAGCCTCCACAGATACTATCTACATTCCTAAAACTATGATAAAAACCAAAGTTTTAAGGGATACAATCCTTCTTGATTCTAAGCCTAAAATAAGCCTGTTTCAGGCATCCTTTCCTTTCGAGTATGGAAGTACCAAGGTGAGTGGTGAAGTCCTTGGAGAAGTCCTAAAAATGACTGCTATCAATGACTATACTATTCCTGTGGTTACCAATACAATCACAGAGACAAAAACAGAGACTATTGTAGTCAAGCCCAAGGGAATCTACCTAGGTGCAGGAATCAATTCAGTTCTTGATCCTAGTGTGAAAGTAGGCTACCTTGATAACAAGTATCTATTCCAATATGGATATCAGCCTTTGGAAAAAATACACACACTAAGTGTTAGCAAAAAACTATTCTGATATGTGGATCGAGATTGATGTGATGCTGTCAGGTAGTACCATGGATTGGAAGGAACTAGGCCTAGATGTCAAGCATGAATTTGTCAGAAGGATGGTCAGGGTTCAGGACATAGCCTATGTTCAGGAATTGGTGCATGACATTCAGATCATAATCTTCTATGACAAAACTTCTTGCCTGATCAGGGGTGAATACCAAAGGATCAGGGATGAAATCCTGCATTTAGATCAAGAAGAAGAAGACCTATAAGTTCAAAAAGTTTCACTATTTGTAAACCTGTGCATTCATTCTGTAACAAATACACCCCTTTTTTGTTACAAGTGTAGACAAATTGTCTACAGTTATTCGGATAATTCCCGAATTTGACCTTGATTTTTTACAGGGTTTGTGAGGATAATGTAAACTATCTCATACATTAAGGGCAAAAATGTAAATAGCGTTTACTTTATCATTCATTCTGCATGAATTTTTCCTAGGTATGCATCTACTATCTGCTTGATGCTGACTTCATTTTCCATGCTATCCATGTAGAACATCAGCCCTTCCTTTGATGATGTGCTGTAGTGCTTGATGAACCAATTCAAAAATAGACCTAGTTCCTGTTTTTGATCAGTCAAAGAAATCCCATTTTTCATTCTCTTCATTCATTATTCTTTGAAACTTTGTAAGGAGTTCCATCTGATTTGGCTGATCCTTTCTGTGCAGAATCTTCAGCAGCACTAGGTATCCTATCAGGTCATTGATCACATCTTCATCATCCTTATCAAGGCTGCCATTCTTGATCCTTTTCAGTTTGTCATCTATCCTGACCTTCAGGCCTTCTTCAGGTGACAGGTCTGAGAAGATACCTAGGGGTTCAATGGCAGAATTACCATACTTCTGATTCTTTGCGATCAGCATTTCTGTGATTTCTGAAAGCACTTGATAGACTTCTTGGTGAAAGTTCATTATAGACATTCAAATAGGTATATGATAGCAATGGCAAAGATAAGCGTGTAGGCTACAAATAAAAGACAGCCCTTAATCTCTCTCATAGTTCTGCTTGAATGATTTGAACCTATCCCCATGCAGGTACTGAGATGTCCTGAACTTTGACCTTCCCTTCTTGACTAGTAGGCCATCTTCAAAAAGAATGTAGAATTCATTCTCTGCGATTGCCTCATTCATTTCCAGGTAATCCCACCACCATTCAGCAGGCTTTCTATTTTCATCTATGACCTTGGAGGCTTTCCCGTAGCCAAATGGGTTCAATATTTCTGATTCTTCCATACAAAATTTTATGCATTGATACGGATAAAAAACGGCATTCTTAAAAAATATCAGATTTTGTTTAAAATATTTTCACAAATGTTTTGTAATCTAATTTTTTCCTGCGATATTTGAATCACCAATCAGGCACATAAAACCAAAAAGACCATGACAACTTTAACAAACGAGAGAGGAACAAAAGAAGTAGTAATCAGAAAAAACGGAGAGAAAAGCTTTTATGCTTTATACTGCCTAATTCAACCTGGCGAATGGTGTTCTCAAGTTTTACAAGATAAAATGTTTGCTTCAGAAAAGAATGCAGAAAAGTGGGCAAAAAAAATACTAGGAATCTAATCAAATGCCCCTTCGGGGGCTTCACTTTAAACCCTAAAATCATGAATTACAATTTCGAACACTACACAGATCAAGAAGTTGACTTCACCTATGATGGAATTGACTACAAATGGATAGGTGACTACACCATCGAATACTATGGTGAAGATGAAACAGAATATACACCTGCCTACGGGGAGATGGAAGTAAGAATCAATCACACATCAAGCCTCATGTCTTATGAAGATGGTGCTGAGATAATCCCTACAGCATCTATTCTGATGGCAGTAGAACTAGAAATAGAACGCAATCAATAACCAATAAATACAAACCAATGGAAAGATCACCAAGTATTACAAATCTCACACAAGCCCTAGCCAAGTTTCATGCTATGGTAGGCAAAATCTCCAAGGATGCAAAGAACCCATTCTTCAAGTCAAACTATGCAAGCCTTCCCCACATCATTGATGAAATCACCGAACCCCTAGAAAAGGCAGGGCTAGTGCTGATGTCCTTCCCTGATGCAGAAGGATTGACTACAATGCTGTCCCATGCTGACAGCGGTGAATACATGGCTGCAACCTACACGCTACAGGTAGTTAGGCAGAACGATCCACAGGCACAGGGTTCAGCTATCTCTTATGCTAGAAGGTATGCCATTACAAGCATCCTGAATCTACGGATTTCAGATGATGATGCAGAGGCAGCCACAAGGCCTGTGAGACAGCAGCCTGTACCTACAAAGTTAGCACCTACAGAAGAGCAGTTCGCCTACATAGTTAGATACCTAAATGGAACGGATGCACAGAAGAAGCAGGCCAAGGAAGCCATGAATAAGTACACATTCAACCAAGATCAAAAAGACACCTTAGAAGGACTAATATGAACCTATACGAAATCACTCAGGAAGCACAGTATTTAGCTGTGCTTCTTGAAACTGAAGAACTGACAGCAGAACTAGAAGAAGCCCTGATCATCAATCAGGATCAACTTCAGGCAAAGGCTGTGAACTATGCGAAAGTGATAGCCAATTATCAGGCTGAATCTGATGCCATAGACCAAGAGATCAAGAGACTTAAGGCCATGAAGGAAAGCAGAGATAAGAAGGTAGAATGGCTGAAGGAATCTGTGAAGAAGGCCATGCTAGTTAGCGGAATTGAGAAGGTAGAATCACCCATTTTCAAGCTATCTGTGAGGAGATCGGAAGCGGTGGAGGTAGATGTAGTTGAAGCCCTTCCTAGTGCCTTTCAGAATGTCAAGAATGTGGTCACTGCTGACAAGGTAGCAATTAAAGAAGCTATTAAACGCGGCGAAAATGTTATTGGCGCAAGAATAATCGAAAACTTTAACCTCCAAATAAAATGACACCTAAAGAAAAAGCAGAAGAGTTGGTAGAAAAGTACGGAATTTGGTTCTGGAATGAAGGCGTATGCGACTATTACCTAGCCAAAATATTAGCATTGATTGCAGTAAATGAGATAATTAATTCAAACCCTCACTCAAACCCATTAAATACAGAAGTTTATTCAACAATGGATTGGTGGCAAGAAGTTAAACAAGAAATTGAGAAGCTATGAAACAGACAGCAGTAGATTGGTTGGTAGACCAAGTAGAAAATTTCAATTGTATGAAACTTGGATTAATACCTAGTAACATTATTGAGAAAGCCAAGCAAATGGAAAAGCAGCAGATTGAAGAAGCGTTTATAAAAGGAGAAGAAAACATTGATCAATATGGATGTTATGAGAACCCAAATTTATCAGAACAATACTACAAAGAAACCTACAGATCAAATGAGCCCTGATATAGATAAGTGCATAGGGACAAATTGTCCCCACAAAGAAACCTGCTACAGGTACACGGCTTTGCCTAGTGAATACCAATGGTATTTAAAGCCTCCTATCAAAGACGGGAAGTGCGATATGTATTGGGGAAAGAACGCTGAAAATATTTGGAATCAACTTAAAGAAATTGTCAAATGAATAACTATCTATACCTAGGAAAATTTATCAAGAGACCTGGAGACCTAGCCCCTAAGGGGGTGAAGTCTACCTGTCAGACAGAAAGGCTACCATTCAATGAAACCTTTGAAAGATTATGGCATCTCATAAGTTCCAAAAAGTGAGCAGGACTATACTATACCTGTATTCACAAGGATACACGAAAGTGCAGATTGCAGAAGGTCTAGGAATGAAAGATAGTCAGGTTACCTATGTCCTGTACACCCTGCTGAAGGTACATGAGGATCAGCCTAGGAAGTCCTGTGGTACTAGCCTTGTGGAATCAATGCCCAAGGATCAGGTGAACAGAATCATCACCTTGGCATCCTGGGGATACAATGGAAAGGAGATTGCAGAGGATACCTGCATTCCTTACAATCGGATTCAGCTAGTGATCAAAGAGGCTACGCAAAAAAAATTAATAAAAAAATTTGTGTAGGGTATTGTATATTCTAATTTATTGTTTAGATTTGTCTATCAAATAACAGCAACAAACCAAAAACACCATGAAAACGCTAGAAAACAACAAAACAAGAAAAATCAAAACAATCGAAGTTCAGTACTCAAACATGACTTTTGTAGTTCAGGCATATAGTCATTTCATTATTTGCAAAAAATCTGCTTGGTCAACAACAAAATATACAGCATCAATTAAAGAGACTGGCAAAGGTATTGGTTTAATGGGAGGTAGAAAATTAATTAAAAAACAGATGGAATTAATTAACTCAATGCCTGATCTTTTCCTTAACTAATCAAATGCCCCTTCGGGGGCTTTACTTAACCTAACCAAAACCATCATGAAAAAAGCACTTAAAATCACAGGCAAGATTCTCTATTTTATCATTGCCCTGTCCCCCTTCTTTGCCCTTGGCTATATGCTAGGGTTGAAATTATCGTAAACCAAAACAAACCAAAAAAGCAATGGAAAATTTGACCATCAAAATCACGCAAACTCAGGAGGTAGAATCTGAGGTATCTATACCAAAGTACTTCTGCATCAATAAGTACTACTACTACAAACTGATCTCAGAAAAAGCAGTCCTTGCAGTAACTTACTACACAGACAAGATAGAGAACATAGTAGCCCTAGAATTGTGGCCATCTATCAAGATAGAACACATCAGATATGTATCCTATATCCTGAAGGCTGACAACCTGGAAGAGATCACAGAAGAGGAGTTCAATTCACATCTAAATGCTGCAAAGAAATTAATCTATTCACTATGAAGACTGACTCACAGAATGCTTTGATCAAGGGATGGCTATTGAATGGCCACTCCCTTACTACCCTAGATGCCTTGACTATGTTTGGATGCTTCAGGCTATCTGCAAGGATATCAAACCTGAAGGATCAGGGAATGAACATCACCACAGAAATGGTGGAGGTAAATGATAAACGAATAGCAAAATACTACCTAGCAAAATGAGACGCAGATATCTAACAGAATACGAAAAGGAATTGATCTTTGAAAGATGGCAGGACAGGATTCCTACAAAGGTGATAGCCTTAGAATTGGGTGTAAGTTATATGTGCGTATATAACCAATTAAAAAAACGCTACCTAGTAGGATAATTCAAAAAAAGTTTTATATTTGAATATCGAATCATTTTTGAGGTAGGAGCCAAAAATGATTCCATAGGTTAAATTCAACCTGCCTGTCAGACTCCTACCTGGCAGGCTTTTTTATTTTCAATCATGGAAGGAAAAAAATCCTTTGTACTCTACACAGATCAAAGAGAAGTCTTTGATGAATTATCAGATGAAGATGCAGGCAGACTTATCAAGCACATATTCTCCTATGTGAATGATGAGAACCCTAGCACAGATGACCTTCTTTTGAAGGTGGCATTCTTACCCATTAAGACTCAATTGAAAAGAGACCTGAAGATGTGGGATGAAAAGAAACTGCAAAGAGCAGAAGCAGGTAGGAAGGGAGGTATAGCAAAGTCTAGCAATGCTAAGCAAAGTCTAGCAAATCCTAGCAATGCTACAAATGATGTAGCAAACCTAGCTGTTAATGTTAATGTAAATGGTAATGATATATATAGACAGACAGGTAGTGAATTGAAGGTAGATGAAGAAAGCCATAACCAAATATTTAGAGAATTATGGAAAAGTAATATGTGGTTAGAAAGCACTGGAATAAAGTACAAAGTAAATAAGCAACAAGTACAGGATCACCTAAATGAATTTAGACAGGAATGTATTCTCAAAAATGAATTAAAGGTAGATGAAACAGATGCAAAGAAGCACTTCATTAATTGGATAAAAAGAGGGAATCCCTTCCCTGATAAGAATGCAAATGCACCTGCATACCCTAAGTCAACCCTAGAAGATAATTGGTGGTAATGGAATCAAAGCAAATACAGGAGATGAATGACCTGAATAGGGATATTTGGGGCATGATAGTACAGGCACAGAAAACCAAGAACTGGGCACTGATAGAAATCAACCTGAAGAGGCTGTACTCCTTACAAAAAAAGTATATTAATCTTATCAATTTAATGGATTATGAGGTAAAAGGTACTACCTTGGCATTGAAGGATGAGATCAGGGTCAGAAATAAATTTGAGAAGCAATGGTTCAGGGATGTTGCAGAAAGGAATGGTCACTACAAAGCAATGAAAGAGAACATAGATAAATACTTCAAGGATGAAGAAATCGGATAAGACATTTGACCTGGAATTTTGTGAGGCATCAATCAAAACCTTTGCAGCCCAAAAGGATTCAATGCTTCAGAACTTCCGTAAAGGAAAGGAAGCAGGATCAAAGACCTATGTCAGGGACATGGATCACATCACTAGTGGAGGGATGCAAAATAAGATGTGGTCATGGAAGGCAGGGGAATTTAACCTTTGGACAGGATATAACAATGAAGGAAAGTCTCAATTCCTGATCTTTCTTTGTGTATTGAAGGCAATCAATGAAGGATGGAAGTTTGCATTTTTCAGTCCTGAGAACTACCCACCTGATGAATTCTTTGATGACATCATTCACACCATCCTAGGGAAGTCTACAGATCGTGCCTACAAGAATTTTGATGTGCAGGAAGATGAGTATCTGAGAGCCTTTGACATGGTAAAGGATAACTTCTTTTTTGTCTACCCTGAGAAAGACAAAGTTCCTGACTTCAGGATAGAGCAGATTGAATCAGTCTTTGAATACCTTGTATGGGAGAAGGATGTGAAGGCAGTGATAGTAGACCCCTACATCAAGATCAGGCATGAGATGAGTGCAGGAGAACCTGAACACCTGTATGCATCTAGGTTTATGATGGACAGGATCAACTTCACTAGGAAGAACAATGTATCATATCACCTAGTGATGCACCAAACCACACCTAGGAAAGAGAAAGATGGAAACTACCCTCCACCTTCCCTGTACCAAATCAAAGGGGGTGGAACATTTGCAGATAGCACAGACAATTCTATTTCAGTGTGGAGACCAAACAGGGCTACTGATCCAAATGATACTACAGTGATTATCAAAACGGATAAAATCAAGAAGCAGAAACTAGTAGGGATACCTACAGAAATCACAATAGACTTCAATAGAAAGCGAAACAGGTACACAGGAAAGGATGGCTATGACTATTTTGAAAATGCCTTGATAGGGAAAGTACCTGATCCTAGGATAGAGAAGTTCAGCACTACGGGAATAGATGACTTCATCTTCCCTGATCAATCACAAGAAATCCCTGCACCATTTTAAAACTAATGACATGAAAAAACAAGACCTATTCAGCGTATCATCTACCTTGCTTGCTATCTTTGGATTGATGCAGGTAAACATATCAAATCTATTCCTGTTTATGGTTCTAGTAGCCCTGTATACTATAGTCATGGACTTGATCTACAATGCCTGCAAATGATACAATTCAAGATCAATGAGAAGCCTTTGTCAGTCAATCAGGCTTGGCAGGGCAAACGCTTTAAGACACCTGCCTACAAGGATTATGAGAAGGCAATGCTTTTGATGATGCCCAAGGCTAAGGTAGACACGGAAGAGATGCTTCGGGTAGAATTCTTTTTCGGATTCAGCAACAAGGCTAGTGACCTAGATAACCCTGTCAAGTTACTAATGGACATAGCACAGAAGAAGTACGGCTTCAATGACAAGAATGTCTTTGAGATGAACATCAGGAAGTGCCTAGTCAAGAAGGGTGAAGAGTTCATTCAGATGGGGATCTATAAGATGCTACCATTTTAGACAAATTCACTTGTATTCCTTGGATATTAATTTTAAATGTATATTTGTATAGTCAGGTGGCGAAATGGAAGTCAATGCGTGGAGATTGGGTGAAAGCGATACCAATCATTCATATAGGTTCGAATCCTGTCCTGACTACAAAAATTAAAATTAAGGTGATGAAAAACATTCAAGTAACAAAAGAAGATTTAGAAATCTTTGATGGAAAGGGTAGAAAGGTATATCAGTTTTGTAAAGATTCAGATGGACATAGCTATGAATACACCTATGATTCGAATGGTAAAGAATTATCCTATAAGGATTCACGTGGAGATTGGAGAGAAAGTACATATGACTCTAATGGGAATGAGTTGACATTTAAAGATTCACATGGATATAGTTGTGAAAGAACTTATGATTCGAATGGTAATGAATTGACATTTAAGGACTCAGATGGATATTGGAGCGAAAGAACCTATGACCCTAATGGTAATGAATTGACTTATAAAAACTCAAAGGGTGTAACAAGAGGATTTTAAAATCAAACAAAAAAAAATGAGTTTAGAAGAAGGAAGATTGATCAGACAAGCGAGAAAGAAAAGCGGGTATACGCAGTTGGAACTATGCAAGAAATTAGGCCTATCTCATGCACCTATCAATCAGGTGGAAAATGGGTGGGAGTCAATCAGCCTGTTTAATCTTAGAATGATCTGTGAGGCTATCGGTCTAGAAGTAGTTATCAAAGAGAAGAGGGAGGCTAAGTGATCCGACCTGCCCACAAATCGGATGTGAGGTGTTAGTGGGTAGCCTTCCCTAATTAGAAAAAATATGCCTAGAACCCTGCCAATATCCAAGCCTGACTACTCACTAGAGATGCGATTCAAAACATCTTCAGGGGAGTGGTCTCAATGGATCAACAAGGGCAAAGGTCTATTTCAAAGCATAGAAATAGTTCAGCATCAAATCAGGCTTATTACTGCACCCCATAGGGGCAATGAAATAGAAGTCAGATTCACATGGAATGGATGGCTATGTGACTATTCAGGGCAGCCTACAGGCGAAGTGATCAAGTTCAAATGAAGGCAATCGAATGGCTATATGATAAGGAGTTCGAATATGTATTCAAGAATATAGGGAAAGATTTGTGGGAAGATTTACGGCAGGAAGTAGCTGTCATAGTCCTGGAATATAACCCTGAAAAACTAGGGGAACTGCAATCAAAAGGAAAGCAGGTCTTCAAGTTTTGGATAGTCAGAATCTGCTGCAATCAGACCAATAGCAAGTACGGCAAATTCGGCAGGATGTATGCAGCCCTTGTACCTGTGGAGGATGTCATGAAGTTTGTCAAGGAAGAAGAAGAGATTGACAATAGTCAAGAGGTAGCAAATAGCATTTCAAAGATCATCCCTTCCCTATATTGGTACGATCAGGAGATTCTAAAGATGTACATTGAACTAGGATCAGTCAGGAAGGTAAGCAAGCAGACAGGCATTCCTCACACATCTATTTTCATCACAATTAAAAACATTCGTAAATGTATCATGCAGCAATTGGTATACTAGGATCGGTGGGAATCACCTTGATCTACTTCTACATCCTGAACTTACCTAAATTTTTTAAGGAAGTCACAGGAAGAAAATTGGTCAAGCCTTTCTCATGTTCCTTCTGTATGTCCTTTTGGATCAGCCTATTCTTCCTGATCTTAAAAACGGATTTGCTAATTGCCATATTTATAAGTAGCTGCACACCATTTGTGTACCTAATCATTGAAGATTATTTCACCAATAAATTTGAGTTATGACACCTGAAGAAAATGCTAGAGAATTATTCTACAGGATTTCTTTATGGGTAGATGATAAAGATACGGCAATTGATTTGGCTGAATTATTTTCAAAGATGATGCTTGAAAATGCAGGACATATTTGGGGAGGTAGAAATACTGAAACAGGACTGACTGCAAGAGATGAGTTTAGAAAGTATTGGCAAGAAGTTAAAAAAGAACTAGAAAAAATATGACACAGATTTCACCTGAAGAAAAAGAAAATTTACTAACAAGGAAAAAACATAAATGCAGTGTTCCTGATAATGCATCTAGTGGAGGGTATGGTTCAGCAGTATATGAGTGTTACGAAAATGATGAAAATGAATTAATTGTAAGCAATTATGAGTATGCAAGCCAAGTAGATTTTTGCCCTTATTGTGGATTTGAAGCAAAAAATAAAATTAAGTAATTATGACACCTGAAGATTTAGAACTATTTAAGAAGCACTTCCACCTGTACGAATGCTATAAGAAGCACGCATTCATTCGGAACTATTCAAAAGAAGTATATACTGATTTGATACACCTATACCTGACCTATGTGAATAAGACACATCAGTTCTCCCATTGGTGCAGTAGCTGTAGGGCAGAACTAGTGGAGTACCTATATGGATGGTATGTGAACGAAGAAAATACCACATGGTACAAAGAAGATCAGCCTGTTCAGGAAGAAGTACCTGTAGTACTTGAAGCACCTGTGATAGAGAATCTACCTATCAAGAGAAGAAGAAAAACCAAATAAAATACACATGGACAACAAACCAAAAATCAGACTAGGAAGCGGAAAGAAAAGAAGTGAATCCTGGATGACTGCTTCAATTTGCATAACAGATGCAGAGGCAAATGCATACACCTATAACGGGAAGAAGTATGTGAACATCAATGTCAACATCTATGAGAAGGCCAATGACTACGGAAAGGATGTAGGCATCTATTTGAATGAGTACAAGAAGGATGAAGCTATTCCAAAGGCAAACGCATTCAGCCCTGAACCTGTCAATGATTTACCCTTCTAAAAAAGTATAGTCAGGTGGCGGAATCAGACGCACATCGGAACTGCTTGTAAAAGTGATGACATATTAAGATACCCTTAGATATGTGTGCAGGTATCAATCCTGTCCTGACTAAAAATAATTTAAACCAAAAACCAAAAAGAAAATGGCATCATTTGAATTAAATTTCAACAGCCCTGAGAAGACTGTCACCATCACACTTGAAGACCCAAAGGGAATCTTTCAACTTGCAGATTTGTTTAAAAAGTTACTAGATGAAGCAGGGATTGAGAACACCTTGAAAGAGAAGTTTGCAGCACCTGTGGAATCAGTGGAGGCTACAGAAGAACAGAACTAATTAGGGGAGAAATCCCCTTCCCTTTTTTCCAAATCACATGAACATACATAAAGTCAAACTATCCGAAATCAAGAGCAACCCAAATAATCCTAGGATTATCAAGGATGACAAGTTCCATAAATTAGTCAAGTCTATTCAGGAGTTTCCAAAGATGCTAGAAATCAGGCCTATAGTAGTGAATCAGGATATGATTGTCCTGGGCGGTAATATGAGACTGAAGGCATCCAAGGAGGCAGGACTGAAGGAAGTATTTATTGTCAAGGTTGATGACCTTACAGAAGATGAGCAGAAGCAGTTTATCATCAAGGATAATGTAGGATTCGGTGAATGGGATTGGGATATGTTGGCGAATAAATGGGATGCAGATCTCCTAGAAGAATGGGGATTAGATTTACCAATAGATGCAAAAATTGATGATTTAGAAGATGGTGAAAGTTTAGATTTTGAACAGTCAGTTCAGTTAATACCACCAAAAGAATATATTCTTATTATGGCTGATCCAAATTCTGAAGAATGGGAAGATTTGAAAAATTCATTAAAATTGAAAATTGTCAGAAGAGGTGGGTATAAAGAAGGTAGCAAATTTGATGCTATAAGTTTGGAAAGGGTTATTAATTGGAAAGATTTTAAGGAAAGATATGCTGATAGCAATAGCAAGTAAAAACAGAGCACGGAGAACTACAACAAATAAAATACTACCAAATATTGGTACTTTTTTTGTTCCTGAAAGTGAAGTTCATCAATACGATTATATCAAAAATGTAGTAGGTGTGCCTAGTAGTATTCAAGGGATAACTGCAACTAGAAATTGGATTCTAAAAAACACAGATGAAAAGTGGGTGGTATTTTTAGATGATGATGCTAAAAATACGGGATATACAGAAATGGGAAGAACTCAGGCTAAAATGGTCAATATTTTGGATGAGGGATTTTGGGCTGAAGAATTTTTAAAAGCGTTTGATTTATGTGAGCAAATGGATTTTAAAATGTGGGGTTTCAAAACTGAAGCAGCACCTAGATCAGTATATCCCTATAAACCTATTTTGACCAAAACATATTTAACTGCAAGTTGTATGGGCATGGTGAATGATGGTGAATTTTTGTTTGATGAAAGTTTTAAAGTAAAAGAAGACTATGAAATCTGTCTGAGACATATAGTCAAATATGGAGGTATCTTAGGGATAAGATACATTCATTGGGAAAATGAACATTGGAAGACAGAAGGAGGATGCAAAGACTATAGGACAGTTGATATGGAAAGGGATGCTATCAAAAAACTTCATAAGATGTATCCTGGAATGATTAGGAGTGCTAAAAGAAGAGCAAATACTTTTACGATTCAATTAAATTTATGACCGATAAACCCCAAAAGTCAACACTATGAAAAAGCCTGATAGATCAATTATAGAGAAAGCCATTGTAAAGGCATTTGGCAACCTTTCTACGGCTGCAAAGTCTTTGAGTGTAGATAGGGCTACCCTGTACAAATGGATTGAACAGGAGGGCTTAGAAGAGGCTGTAATTGAAGGCAGGAATACTAGGCTTGATTTTGTTGAAAGTAAGCTAGATCAGAAGATCAATGGAGGAGATACTACTGCTATTATCTTCTTTCTAAAAACACAGGGGAAGTCTAGGGGCTATGTTGAAAGGCAGGAAGTCACAGGCAAAGATGGAAGCAAACTTTTTGAGGTCAACATAGTGGATGGAGATCACTAAGGTAAAAACAAACAAGGTATTCAGACACCTTGAAGAAAGCACCACAAAGATAGTAGTACAGCAGGGTGGCACTCGATCAGGGAAGACCTACAACATCCTGCTGTGGATCATTTTTTCATACTGCGAAAAGAACACAGGTAAGATAGTCACCATCTGTAGGAAGACATTCCCTGCACTAAGGGGTACTGTCATGCGTGACTTCTTCCAAATCATCAAGGATCATGAAATCTATTCAGAAGACCTGCACTCAAAGACAGCGAATGAATACAGGCTGAATGGGAATGTCATAGAATTCATCTCACTAGATATGCCTCAGAAGATCAGGGGAAGAAAGCGTGACCTACTTTTTTGCAATGAGGCCAATGAACTAAGTCAGGAAGATTGGACACAGCTACTTTTCAGAACCAATGAAAAGGTCATCCTAGACTATAACCCCTCAGAGGAGTTTCATTGGATTTATGATCAGGTGCTGACTAGGTCAGATGTAGAATTCTACCAAACCACCTACAAAGACAACCCATTCCTGGGGGATGTGATCAAGCAGGAGATCGAAAGACTGAAGGAGATAGATGAGAACTATTGGAGGGTATATGGCCTTGGTGAAAGGGGACAAAGCAGGTCATTGGTGTACACCTTCCAAACTTGCAAGGAGATACCAAAGGAAGCAAAGCTAGTAAGCTATGGCCTAGACTTTGGATTCTCCAATGATCCTAGTTCACTTGTGAGAACCTACCTTCTAGGGGATGATATGTATGCAGAAGAACTTCTTTATAGAACAGGCATGACCAATCAGGACATAGCCAATGAATTCAAGGTGCTAGGATTGGACAGGTCTACAGAAATATTTGCAGATTCAGCAGAGCCTAAAAGCATTGAAGAAATCTATAGGATGGGGTGGAATGTAAAGCCTACCATCAAGGGGTCAATCAACCTAGGGATAGACATCATCAGAAGATATAGGCTTCATGCTACTGAAGGAAGTTTCAACATGATCAAGGAACTGAGGAACTACAAATTTATAGAAGATAAAAATGGGCAGATCACCAATAAGCCTGTGGACAATTTCAACCATGCCCTAGATGCACTCAGGTATTCGGTGGTGAATAAGATATCAAACAGCCACCTAGGGAAGTATTCTTTTAGGTAGGTCGCAAATTGCGACTACAAAAATACATCAAACCAAATAAATATATTTAGAATCATGTGGGATAAACTTACAGTAGGTCAATTCATCAGCCTCTATGACATTGAGGTGAATGCGAATCTGAATATCATTGAGAAGCAGCAGAAGATGCTTTCCATAGTGGAGGGCAAGCCTGAAAGCTACTATGATACATTTAAGTACAGGGACTTGATCAGCGAATATGGGGAGAAGTTATCTTTCTTTGAGAACATCCCTGAGACCAAGCCTTTGGACTTCCTGAAGGTGGGTGATAAGCGGTATAAGTTCTGCTATGAATTACACGAGATCACAGCAGGTCAGTACATTGATATCCTAGCCTTCTCCGGAGAGATCATGCAACTCAATAAGATTGCAGCCTGTTTCTTTCTGCCTATGGAGGGGAAGAGATATCAGCCCTACGGGAAGATCCCTCATGATTTGGTGGCGGAAGATTTGCTAGATGCAAAGTTCATAGAGGTCTATGGCTGTATGCTTTTTTTTTGTCAATTATTCAGCGAATTAATAAGCAATACTATAACCTCTTCAATGATCAATCAGGAACTAGCGAAGAAGGTAGTGGATTCATGGGAAGGTGGGGGTGGGTATTCAGCACTAAGCAGGTGGCAGACTTCCAAAATATTAGCGTGAATGAGGCCTTTGATTTGAAGGTGGTAGAATACCTGAACTGCCTAGCATACTTGAAAGATTATAACAAGCACAAAGAACTAGAATACAAAAAATGGTCGTTGCAAGCCAAACTAAAGTAGATGGACTGATCAATGTCGGAGGCTATAAACTCAAAGGAAATGAGTTAGTAGTTAGGGCTGAAGAGATACTTCTTCAGAACCTTGAATCTGCTTTGCAAAGGCTAGGTGCTAGACTTGCTGACAACCTTGAGATGAATGCACCAATGGGTGCTACAGGTAAATTGAAGTCTACATTTGGTCAGCCTGTTATCAGAGAAACGAAAACAGGATACAGGATTGAGATCAAAACTGATGCAGAATACTTTGACTACATTGATAAGGGTGTGAAGGGTATTCAGAACAGAAGGAAGACCTACCCAAATGCAGAAGGGAAGCACTATCAATATAAGACCTACGGAATGCCACCTGAAGCCTTGCAACAGCTACAGGGATGGATGGAAAGAAAGAACATAGAGATTGAAGCAACAAACCTAAGAATTAAATATGGAGATGAAAGCATGGCAGGTAGACAGATGCTTCCACAGATTTCTTCTTCAGCAAAAAGACTAGCCTACTACATCAAGAAATATGGTATAGCAGGAACTAACTTCATTCAAAAATCAGTAGATCAATCCAAGCCACAATTCAATATAGATATTCAGACAATCGGGGCAGATAGCCTTGTACTAAAAGTTTCAAAATGATAACTCTCACACAGCCATCAATCAGCATCCTTCCTGCTTTCAATAGGATTAACTATCAGATAGTTTCTACCAATGCTACAGAGGTAGGCTTCAAGTATGTAGTAAAGGTCTACAATTCAGCAAATGAGTTGATCACCACTGCCTACTATGATTCACCTGCTGATGCATCTGATCCTGTGGAATTTGATGTCTCAAAATT